GGGACCGGAGGCGAGAGTTGTGTGAGAGTTCCGGTTTTTCCGGCAAGGCTCTGTTTTTCTTTGGATTTGCGCCATGAATGAGCGGCGCGTGATCGGCACGCTGGGCGATCTGGCGGCGGTTCCGGGGATGCCTTCGGAGCCGACGCTGCGGAAAATGATCCGCGAGAACCCTGATTTTCCCCTGATTTCGCAGGGGAAGAACGGGGTTGCCTATGAGATCGATGTCGAGGCGGCGGTCGCCTGGATCAAGGCGCGTGCCGAAGAGGAGCGGGCTGCGGCCCGAGCCCGTAGCGAGGAGGTGCGGCAGTTCGCACTGGACCTTCTGGGCGCGGACGCCGCTTCGGACCAGGTGAATGCCGGTCTTAGCCCAAGCGAGCGGCAAGCGCTGCTGCAGGAAGAGTTGCTGGCGATCAAGCTGGCGGAGCGGCGCGGTGAGTTGATCCGCAAGGCGAGCGTAGAAGATGCGGTGGCGGCTGTCCTGACATTGTTCAGGGACCGGGGCCGGACGTTTTCCACACGGCTGGCCAAGCGGATGGACCTGCCGCGCGAGACGATTGCCGCGATCGATGCGCTGGTCGACCAGGACCTGCGCATGATCGCGGACGAGATGGAAAGGATTTGCGAGGTCCAGCCCGGCCATGTTGATGCAGCGAATGGAGCCGATCCCGCCGTTTGAGACGGGTCGCGAGATATTCGCCAGGCTGGCGGGGATTGTAAGGCCCAAGGAGCGGTTGACGGTCAGCCAGTGGGCGGCGCGGTTCATGCCGCACTATGACCCTGACGCGCTGCCCTTCCTGGCGGAGATCATGGACGCCCTGGGCGATCCGGAAACCAGCCAGGTGACAGACATGGGGCCGGCGCAGGGCGGCAAGTCGATGATCGGGGAGGCCTGGATCGGCTTTACCGTCGACCGGCGGCCAGAGCCGTTCCTGATGGTGCAGCCGGACAAGGCGGCGGCGGAAGCCTTCGTCAAATTGAGAATTAACGAGCTGGTGCGGCAGGTGCCGGTGGTCAAGGCCGCGCTGCTGCCCGACGCCAGTGCCGATAACATGCACCTCAAGCTGTTCCGGGGCATGTATCTGGGTGCGGCCTGGCCAGTAAAATCGCAGATCCGGCAAAGGCCGTACTGCAACGTGTGGGCGGACGACTTCGACGCGATCCCGCCTGACATCGAGGGCGAAGGCGGACTGCTGGGGCTGCTCGACGGCCGCCAGACAACATTCGAGGGTCGGGAAACGACGCTTGTGTCGTCCAGCCCCGCCCAGGACGGGGCCGGCATCGAGGCCCTGGTAGAGCGGGGGACTGACGAGCGATTGCAGCCGGTCTGCCCGTCATGCGGCGAGCGGATCGAACTGAACATCAGGCGCGACCTGAAGTTTGACGCGAGCGGGACAGTGGATGAGGCGGAGGCCACGGCGCACGTGGTCTGCCCCGCCAGCGGCTGCATCCTGGAGCCGTCGGCGCGGCGCGAACTGCTGGTAAGCCTGCGGGACCTGCCGAACAGGGGCTTTGTCGCGGCCAACAAGACGGCGTCGAAGCGGCATCGGTCATTCCGGCGCGACGGCCTGCTGGCATTTACCAGCTGGCCGAAACTGGCGCGGCAGTGGCGCGCGGCCCAGCTGGCCTGGGACCTGAGGCAGGATGAAAACGAATTGCGGGCGTTCTTCAACGTGAAGGGCGGCCAGAACTATCGATCGCAGCTATCCGGCGAGAAGCCGGTAGAGGCGAAGGACCTGAAGGACCGGCTGGAGCGCCACTGGCGGCTTGGCACGGTGCCTAAGGGGCCAAGGGTGCTGAACATCGTCGTCGACGCGCAGCATGATCGCTTCGAGTGCGCGGCGATCGGCACGGCAGCCGGGCGCGAGACCTGGATTATCGACCGGTTCGCCATCCACGTGCTGGATGACGGGCTGACGGGCGTGAAGCCGTTTGTGCACAAGGAGCACTGGAAAGTGCTGCTGCCGCTGTTCGACCGCAAGTATCCCATGGTCGATGGTGCTGGAAACATCGTGGGGCATGCCCCGGTGCTTTCGGTTGCTGTGGACACCGGCGGTTCCGACAGGGAAGGCGACCAGGCAACGGAAGGGGCGAAGTATTTCTTTGCCGCGGCCCGCGTCCTGGGCGTGCAGGCGAACAGGATCACGCTGTTGAAGGGCGGTTCCAACCCGAATGGCAAGCTGATGCCGCCGGGCCAGTTTGCCGACCAGAAACTGAAGGGCGGCGGCAAGCGCAGCTCTGCCCGGTTGTGGATTCCGAACGTCCACAAGATCAAGAACGCGATCGATGCACGATTGCGCCGGACGGTGGCTGGGCCCGGATATGTCCACCTGCCGCATGATATCGAGGAAGAGCACCTGCTGGAGCTGACCGCCGAAGAGCTGGTCAACGGCAAGTGGACGAAGCGCCGGCGGCGCAACGAGACATGGGACCACCTGGTCTATGGCGAAGCGGCGATCCTGAAGCCGCCCTTCGCGCAAAGCCAGGCGCATATGCGGTGGATCCCGCGAGGCTATGCCATCAGCTGGCCGAAAGGCAGCGAGGCCGAGCCACAGATGCATGAAAGCCCGGCCGGGGACGCCCCCGAGGTCGAGGTTGTGAAGGAAGAACTGCCTTTGAGGCAGCGGCGCAAGGCAGTTCCGCCGCGCCGCCGCAAGGGCTGGATGGGGCGATTGAAATAGGACCGAGATCATGAGCCTGACCACCATGCCGACCCAGCTAGTCGCGGGCGACAGCCTGGCGCTTTCGCTGGAAGGCGTGGCGGCCAGCTACCCGGCTTCGGCCGGGTGGGGCCTGCGCCTGGTGCTGACGCCCATCGGCGGCGGCACGCCTGTAGAGGCGACCGGCGCCGGCGGCGCGACGGCATGGGATTTCACCATCCTGCCGGCCGCGTCGTCGGCTCTGGTGGCAGGGGACCACCGCTGGGCCGTGGTGGCGAGCAAGACCGGGGAGCGCGCCACCGTCCTTTCGGGAACGCTGGCGGTACTGCCTGATCCGACCGATGGCGGTGATCTGCGGAGCGCGGCCGAACGGGGGCTGGCGGCGATTGACGCAGTGCTGGAAGGGCGGGCCGGCTCTGCCGACCTGAAATACGTTTTCGAGGATGGCCGTTCGATCGAGCGGCTGCCGCATTCCGAACTGTTGCGGCTGCGCGCGCACTATGCGGCGCGCGTGGTGCGCGAGAAGCGCGGCCGGCGTGGGCCGGGCCGTGTGCTGACGAGGCTGTGACCGCATGAAGATTTTCGGTTTCGAGATCGGCGGCAAGCGCAGTCGTGACGACGACGGGGCGGCACCGCGCGCGCCCGCCTTCGCGAGGCCGAGGCAGGGGAGGCGCGCCTTCGAGGCTGGTGCCAGCGACCGGCTGGTGCAGAGCTGGACGCGCGCCGACCTGACGGTCAACCAGTCGCTGTATCGCGACCTGCGAACGATGCGCGCCCGCAGCCGGGATTTCTTCCGGAACAACGAGTATGGCCGCAAGTTCGCCAGCATGGTGCGGACCAACGTGGTGGGGCCGGGCGGCTTTTCGCTGAAGGTCGATTGCCGGCGGCCGGATGGCACGCCGGACAAGCAGGACAGCGATCGCGTGCGGGCCGCCTATGCCCGGTGGGGGCAGGCCGGAAACTATGAGGTAACGGGGCGACTGAGCGAGACACAGTTCGATGCCCTGGCTATCGTGATGATCGCGCGTGACGGGGAAGCCCTGATCCGGAAGGTAGAAGGCAGCGACCGGGGCATCCATGGATGCCAGTTGCAGCTGCTGCCCGGCCATCTGCTGGATGAGGAGATGAACAGGGACCTGGCCAACGGCAACCGCATCCGCATGGGTGTGGAGTTCGATGCCTGGATGAAGCCGGTGGCCTATCACCTGCGCGTGACGAGCAAGAGCGATGACCTGCATGGCGCGACTTCGCAGCGTTACGAGCGGGTGCCGGCGGAACAGATTATCCACCTGTTCGTTTCGGAGGAAATCGACCAGTGGCGCGGCGTGCCATGGGCCTATGCCGCCCTGCGCCGGGCGCGGCAGCTGGACCAGTTCGACGAAGCGGCGCTGGTGGCGGCCAATGTCGGCGCCAGCAAGATGGGCTTCTTCCAGCAGAAGGACCCCGAGGCCGGCGCGCCGATGGGTACGGATGACGGCGAGGACGGTGAGGCCCAGGCCGGGCAGGACTTCATCAGCGAGGCCACGCCTGGCGAGTTCAGCATCATTCCGGACGGGTACGAGTTCAAGGACTGGTCGCCGGAGTATCCGACGGCCACCTATGACCCCTTCGTGAAAGCGATTGCCCGCGCCCTGGCGACGGGGTGCCTGGTCAGCTACCACGGCCTGACCGGCGATCTGACGCAAGTGAACTTCAGTTCTATCCGCGCCGGTACGCTGGACGAGCGGGAAATGTGGAAGCAGTTGCAGAGCTTCTACATCGACGGTTGCAAGCGGCCGGTCTTCGAATGGTGGCTGGCGCGGGCCATGCTTTACGACGCCGACCTTCGGCAGTTGCCCTATGCCAAGTTCGACAAGTTCAATGCCCCGGTCTTTTCCGGGCGGCGGTGGGACTGGGTTGACCCGAAGAGCGACGTCCAGGCCGCGCGTGAGGCGGTTGCCCTGGGCATCGACAGCCGGGCCCAGATCATCCGCAACCGGGGCCGGGATCCGGATGAAGTGTGGGCCGAATTGAAGGCTGAAGAGGCCATGGGCCTGGTGGTCCCCGGGAACGGGCAGCAGGCCACCCCCGCGCCGGCAGCGGCGCAAGACTGACAAGGAGACCAGGCGATGACGCATATCAACGACCCCGCGCTGGCGGGGGCGAAGGCGCTTGTGCGCGACGGCGAGGCTCCGGGCGACCGGATGACCCGCGACATGGTGTTCGAGGTGCGGGCAGACTCGGTCAACGCCCAGGCCCGCACTGTCGAGCTGAGCTTTTCCTCGGAAGAGCCTTACCAGCGCTGGTGGGGCACCGAGATACTGGATCACAGGGCAAGCGCTGTCCGGCTTGGCCGCCTGAACGGCGCCGCCGCCCTGCTGATGGACCACAACACCCGCGACCAGGTGGGCGTTGTGGAAAAGGCCTGGATCAAGGGCCGCAAGGGCTTCGCAATCGTCCGGTTCGGCAAATCGGCGCGCGCGGAGGAGATCTGGCAGGATGTCCAGGACGGCATCCGAAAGCTGGTGAGCGTTGGCTATCGCATCCACGAAATCATTCTCGAAAAGGAGAGTGACGGGGAAGCGACCTATCGTGCAACCGACTGGGAACCCTACGAAATCAGCATCGTCGCGGTGCCCGCCGATACCACCGTTGGTGTTGGCCGGGACGGCAAGCCGGAAGGCTTCGATCCCCGCACGCTGCTTTGCCACAACGAAGAGGAAGACGAGATGAACTTTGCCCGTAACGACGGCGGCCAGTCCGCCGCGCCTGTTGCCGCCGCGCCCGTCGCGCCGGTCCAGCCTACCTTCGAAGCCCGCGCCGCCGCGCCGGTGGCTGCTGCTCCGGCTGCGCCGGCGCTGGATGCCGAGGCCGTGCGCGCCGCCGAACGCGACCGCATTGCCAACATCCGCGCGATGGGCATGCGTCTGAACTGCGGCGAGCTGGCTGACGCGGCCGTGGCTGATGGCCGCAGCCTGGAAGCCTTCATCGCCGATTATCAGCGCGCTGCCGGCCCCGCGACGGCGATCCGCACGGCGGAAACCCCCGAAATCGGCATGAGCAACCGCGATCAGCAGCGCTACAGCTTCGTTCGCTTGCTCAACGCCCTGGCCAACCCGAACGATCGCGGCGCGCAGGAAGCTGCCGCCTTTGAATTCGAATGTTCGGCCGAAGCGCGTCGGCGCACCCACAAGACGGAACAGCGCGGCGAGACCGTGCCTGTCGATGTCCTGCGGTCGGCACTGGCGGCGGGCGGTGGCCAGCGCGACCTGACGGTCGGCACGGCAACTGCCGGCGGCCACACGGTGGCCACGGACCTGCTGGCGGGCAGCTTTATCGACATGCTGCGCAATTCCATGGCGCTGCAGCAGATGGGTATCCGCACGCTGGGGGAGCTGAATGGCAATATCGCCATTCCGCGCCAGACCGGCGGCGCCACCGGTTACTGGCTGGCGGAATCGGGTTCGCCGACCGAAAGCCAGCAGGCCTTCGACCAGGTGACGCTGACGCCGAAGACGGCCGGCGCCTTCACCGATATCAGCCGCCGCCTGCTGCTGCAGAGCTCGATCGACGTGGAAGGCCTGGTCCGCCAGGATCTGGCCATGGTGCTGGGCCTGATGATCGACCAGGCCGGCATCAACGGTTCGGGTTCTTCCAACCAGCCCCGAGGCATCCTGAACACTTCGGGTATCGGTTCGGTTGCCGGCGGCACCAATGGCGCCGCGCCGACCTATGCCCATATGGTGGACCTGGAAACCGCGGTTGCCGTGGCGAACGCCGCCATCGGCAACCTGGGTTACCTGACCAATGCCGCCGTGCGTGGCCGCCTGAAGAAGACCGAGGAGTTCTCCGGCTCGGGCATGCGCGTGTGGGACCGCGACAACACGGTCAACGGCTATCGCGCGATCGCCTCGAACCAGGTGCCCTCGAACCTGACCAAGGGCACTGCTTCGGGCATCTGCTCCGCGATCATCTACGGCAACTGGTCCGACCTGCTGATGGGCATGTGGGGCGGCCTCGATCTGGTGGTCGACCCGTTCACCGGTTCGACCAGCGGCACGGTCCGCGTGGTTGCGCTGCAGGATGTCGACTTCGCTTGCCGCCAGCCGGCCAGCTTTGCCGCCATGCTCGATGCGCTGACCCCGGCGGGCTGACGCATCAAAGCCGAACGTGCCGGGGCCGGAGCAATTCGGCCCCGGCCTTCGGGTGACGTCCGGGCCGGGGCTTGGTCCTCCCCCCTGCCGGTCCGGGCGTCTCCCGAGGTCAAGGAGAAACCATCATGTCGAAGAAGACCAAAAAGCCTGCGGCGGACGCGCTTGTCGCGTTGTCCGACATCGCCATCGACGGCGAGCATTTTACCGCCGGCAGCGAAGTGGGCGGCGCAGATGGCGAACAGGTGCGCCTGGCCCACAGCGCGGGGCGCGTCGGCACCTATGCGCAGTATGTGGCCAGCCTGACGCCGGCGCAGTTTGCTGCCGAAGCGGCGGAGCCGGAAGCGCCGGTCTCGGCCGAGGCACCGGTGGCCGCTTCTGAAGATGCTGCCGCTGCCACGCCCGTGAGTGAACCCGCTGATGCCGCGGCCGAGGGAAACCCGGAAGGCTCGACTGCGGAACCGGCGGCGGATTGATCGCCACGCACCTGCGAAGCTGAAAAGGAATGCCCATGAAGAGCATCATCCCGAACACGGCAATCGCCAGCAACGGCGGCAGTCGCATCGAACCCGGCGAGATCGTGACGGTGGGTGACGGCGAAAGCGAAGTTTCGGCCAACCTGGCCGAACGCCTTGTCGCCGACCGGCTGGCAGATGCGGTGCCGGACAAGTCCACGCCGGCCAAGGTCCGCGCAGCGCCCACCGAGGCGAGCGGGGGCACTGCCGAGGCAACCGGGGGCATCCCGGCGTGAGCGGCCTGCCCGGCGGAGCAGCAGCACTGGCGGATATCCATGCCGCCTTTGCCGCGCCGGTGCGCTATACCGGCGCAGGGCTTTCCGCCGGGCAGGTCCAGGCCGTGCGCAGCGACCGGCCTGCCGATTCCTTCCAGGGCCCGGGCGGGACCTTGCGGGAAGTGGGTTTCGAGATCCGCGCGGCCCAGTTGCCGCAGGAGCCGGACAAGGGCGACGAGCTGGTCGAGAATGACGGAAGCGGCCCGGCCTGGCGCGTCGTCGATATCACCCGGCGCGACGACGTCGATGCCTGGCACCTGATCGTGGAGCTGGCCTGATGCCGGCTGTGCGAGAAACGATCTTCGCTGCCGTGGATACCGCGTTGTCGGCCATCACAGGCCTGGGCGAGTACGAGCGGATGCCTTCAGGCGATCCGGCGCGGTTTCCGGCGGTGCATTGCTTCGACGATGGCGACAGCCTGATTGAAGGCGAAGCCGGGACTGACCGCTGGGCCATGTCGCTGGGCATCGACGGCTATGTCCAGGGAGACGGCGGCGCGGTGGCCCATGCCGCGATCAACGAACTGCATGCCGACGTGATCGATGCCCTGTTCGCCAGCCCAGTGCTGGCTGAACTGGCCGCCGAGATCGAGGTGCAGCAGGTGCGGTTCCTGGTGGCGGAGCGGGCAAGCCGCCGCCGCCTGGCCATGAGCATGGACCTGACCATCAACTATGCAACGAAGCGGGGCGATCCCCGGATCATCGAGTAAAGGAGACTGGCTGTGGACACTTCCACCAAAATTCGCCCCCGCAACGTGGCCATGCTGTTCAAGCTGGAAACGACGGTGGGCACCGATGCCGCGCCGACGGCGGCCGATGCCTTCCCGTTCGAAGCGGATGGCTGGAGCTACAACGCGCCCTATCGCAGCGAAGGCAGCAACGAAGCGAATGGTTCGCTGGTGGCATCCGCGCCGCTGATTGTGGGGCAGCCGGCGGAAGTTTCCATCCGCGTGCGGCTGAAGGGCGCCGGTGCCGGGACGACCTATACATCCCTGATCCGCCCGCCGCACCACGCTTTGCTTTCCGCCTGCGGCAAGCGGGGTCTGTTCACCGCAGCAGTTGCCGCCCAGGCCATCGTCGCGGGTACGACCACTTCGGCGACGCTGGGTGCCAGCTTTGCCGCCACGGCACAGGCCTATCGCGGCATGCCGCTGCAGCTTGCCGCCGGTAACAGCGGTGGCCGCCTGGTGCATGTTTCGGACTACACGGCGGCCAAGGTCGCGACCCTGACCGACATCTTCGGCGCGGCGCTGAACACGTCTGTCACGGCTGCCGTGCCGGCCAACTGGACCTATGCCGGGACCAGCCCGAAAGATGCGGTGGCGCGCGCCACTGACCACCCGGCAGGGACGCTCTACCTCTACGAGGATGGCACGCTGCACAAGTTCGTCGGTTGCCGTGGCTCGATTTCCGACCTTTCGGGCCAGTCCGCCCGGCCCGGCTTCTGCACCTTCAACCTGATGGGCATCTATGCCGGGAAGAGCGATGCGACCATGCCCGCGATCACCGTGCCGCAGCAGGCCGCGCCAGTGCTGGCCCAGGGCGCTGCGGGCATCGATCCGGCCTTTGTCATCAACCGGCGCGAGCTGGCTATCAGCCAGTGGTCTCTGAACGATGGACAGGTGAAGGAAGTTGTCGACGACCCGAACACGCCTTTCGGCTTTTCCAGCCCGGAACTGGCGGGCCGCGCGCCGACCTTGGCGATCGATCCGACTGTGACCCTGAAAGCGACGCGCGACACAATTGCCGAGATCGAGGCGGGCACGCAGTACCCGTCTGTGCTGCGTTTTGGCGGGGTGGCGGGCAACCGCTGGTCGATCGTCAATCCGCTGGTGGCGCCGGCCGATCCGCAGGTGGGGCAGCGCGGCATCTACCGCACGGAGCAGCTTTCGCTTGCCGTGCTGAACCCCGGCGTCGACGCCGGCAGCCGGGATGCTGAAACCATCCTGTGCTTCTACTGAGGGCGGGGCAATGATGGGACCATTCACGCCGACCTGGCTTGACGCCGAGGATGACAAGCCTGTGTTTCACCTGCGCTGCGGCACCGTGCTGGAGCGCGACGGCTTCGAGGGCGAGCTTGACGGGCGCTGGAGGGCGGGTGTCGTCCTCCAGTTCATGATCGAGGAAGCGGCGGTCGCCGGGATCGAGGCCTTGCTGCCCGGCGACGAGGGGCAAGCCCTGATCGAACTGGTGCGGGCTGAGGCGGGCGGCGAGAAGCTGTCCGTCGCCGACCAGGTGAAGTTCCGGCGGGCCATTGCGGTGCTGGAGGAGCACTGGCCGGACTATCGCCTGCTGGTCGAGCAGGAGGCGCGGCGCAACAGGCTTTTGCCGACACTGGCCTTTGTGCAGTGGTGCGATGGCTGGGAGAACGTGAAGGATGAAAGCGGCGAGGTTGTGCCTTACGAGCGCAACCCCCTGGGCAAGATTCCGGAGGAGATCCTGCGGCGCATCCCCTTCACCCAGATCCGCGCGGCGGGCCTGGAGGCCTATGCGCGGCAATATGCCGGGACCCAGCGAAAAAACTGAGAGCCGCCTTTGAGCTGTTTGCCGCGCCGGAGGGCTTCCAGTTCCCCCGGAAGGTCAAAGGTGGCTGGGCCTTCGGCGGCCATGAATATGCCGAAAACCCCCGCTTCACGACGCCGGGCTGGGCCACCCGCCTGGTGCAACGCTGGGCTGAAATGCGGAGCCTTGCCTCTGGATCGATGGGGCAGGCTCCGCTGATGCCGGTAAGCGGCGGTTACTTCGAGCAGCCGGTCTTCGTCATCGAGGCCTTTGCCTTGCTGGATGGCTGGATGGAAAAACGGAGAAAGCCCGGTGAGCCTGAAGCTTGAAGTTGAAACGGCGCAGCTGCGGGGCGTGTCAGAGCAGATCGTGTCCGACATTCTGCGCGGGGCGACCGATACGGTTCATGTGGCGACAAAGGTGCTGGAGCGGGAACTGGAAGCCCTGTTCAAGGCCACCATCAAGGGCAACGCCTGGCGCGTGTGGAAAAGCGCGGTCTATCCCCGCGCCGGGCAACCCAGCTACACCCCGGCCGGCGAGGTCTTCGCCAACGGCAATCGCCGGTCGAAGGGGATGGTGTCCTACTGGACGCAGCCGGGCGTCAACCGGCCGGAAGGTGGGCAGTGGCTGGCCATCCCGCTGCCTGCTGCCGGGCCGAACACGCGCGGGCGCGAGCTGACCCCGGGCGAGTGGGAAAGACGCAACGGCATGCGCTTGCAGTTCGTCTATACGGGGCGGCGATTTGCCATGCTGGTGGCCGTTTCGACAGCCGCCAAGAACGGCCGGGGCGTGCGCAAGCTTACGGCGCGCCGCGCCGCCCAAGGGCGAGATGAAGAGACGGTTCCCATATTCCTGCTGATCCCGCAGCAGCGCCATGCCAACCGCATATCGCTGGACGCGCCGGTGCGCCGTGCGCATGACTACATCGCCCGTGGCATTGGCCGCGAGGTGACGCGGATTCGGGGACAGGTGTGAGCATGAACAGAATTGTGAAAGTGGCCGGGTTGGTGATTCTGGCCGCCGTCGCGGCGATCGGCATCTACCAGGTGATGCCGTCGACCCGGGCGACGCGGTTGTGCGAGCAGTTGATCATGGACGACCTGGTCGCACCCGCGACCTACCGGCGCGTTTCGAGTGAAGTGACCAAGCTGGATGACCGCTATTCCGTCGACATCGAGTTCGATGCCGAGAATGCCATGGGCGCGCCCATCCGGAATGGCGCGTTCTGCACGGTGGACAAGGGACTGTCTTGGGCATCGGGCGGGATTAACGGCGGCGGCATCTGAGCGGCCGGGCCCGCGCCTGACCTGACACGAATTACAGATTTCAACCACCCCGGGGAGCTTGCTCTCCGGGGCTTTCGGCATTGGGTGACGCATGACGACAGATGTCCGTTTCAAGCTATCGGTCAATGCCCAGAACCTGAGTGCCGAAGTCGACAAGGCCCTTGCGCCGCTGGAGTCCGCCGCGGCCAAGGTTGGCGCCAGCGCCGGTTCGAAGTTCGGCCAGGGCTTTGGCGAAGGTGCGAAGAGCGCCAGCATCTATGAACGGGCGCTGGCCCAGACGACAGGGGCGATCGAGCAGTTCGTGGCCGCTGAATCGATGGCCAACCGGGAAATCGCGGGACACAAGGCGGCGCTGACGGCCGGGACGATTTCGCAAGAGCAGTACCAGGTAGCGGTGCGGCAGACCAAGGCCGGCCTAGCGCTGGTCAAGGCCGAACTGCAGGGCATGGAGGCGCAGTTGCGCCGTGCCGCGCAGGAAACGGTCCAGGCCGGGTCTGCCATGGCCGGGCTGAACCCCCATCTGCAGGCGACCGGGCAATCAAGCGGCGCGGCGCGGATGGGCATGCAGCAGCTGGGCTATCAGATTGGTGACGCGGCGACGATGTTCGCCATGGGTGGAAACGCCGCCCAGATCTTTGCATCCCAGCTTGGCCAGACCTTGCAGGCCGTGCAGTTGATGAGTGGCGGCACCAGTCGACTTGCCGGTTTCCTTGGTGGGCCATGGGGCATCGCCATCAGTACGGCTGCCATTGCGCTGACGCCGTTTATCGGCAAGCTGTTCGAGACCCGCGACGCAGCCAAGGAAATGGGTGACGAGGCGCAAAACGCGCTGGATCGGCTTTTTGCATCTTTACGACAGGCTGGTCAGGTAACTGATGCGCTGGATAAGGTCGCAAAAAAGCGCATTTCCGCAATGGCTGACGAAGCTGCCGCGCAGCGCGATCTAAACGCCGCCAATGCAATGGCAGCAACTTTGGCCAAGACACCCGGTGTTGCTGGGATTTCTGGCAACTATCAGCAGTTCAGCGCTCAGGAGGCGCAGCGGCGCCTCTTAGATGCACGAACTCGCATTGCTGAAGCGGATGGTCAGATTGAACAGATACGCCTTTCAGGTGTTGTTCGCGCCAGGCAGGATGCTGCGGCCAGTCGACTAGGGCTGGACGGGGCCAGTCGCGCGCGCGCGCGCGCGGGAGGTTCGGGGTCGGCCGGCGCGGCCGCGAACGACAATCGCGCGCGCGAGATCGAGGCGGCAGCCCAGGCGGAAAAGCAGTTCGAGGATGCCATCCAGCGCAGCCTGGAAGCGCAGGCGGAATCGGTCCGGCTTGAAACGATCCGGCGCGAGCAGGGCGAAGTGGCGGCGGCGGCCGAGGAGGCGCGGCTTGAATTCCTGCGGCAGCACCCGCTGGCGCTGCATGACAGCGTGGAGGAGCTGGCCAAGGCCCTTGGCATCACCCGCGCCCTTAACGACGAAGAGCGGCTGCGCCTGCAGGGCCTGATCAATTCGGCCAATGCCGCCGAAGACCTGGCGGTGACCGCGGCGCGCAAAAAGGCGCAGCAGAAAGTGGACGAGGAGCGCCTGCGTTCCGAGCGCGAGCAGGAAAAGACCCTGCGCGACCTGTCCGGCCTGTACGAGGACCTGTTTGCCGGCGGGACGGGCCGGATCTGGAAGAACTTCAAGCGGATGGGCCAGAGCGTGCTGGCCGATATTGCCGCGCAGTGGACCCTGTCGCTGCTGTCCGGGCAGGGCGGGGGCAGCCTGGGCCAGATGGCGACGGCGGCCATGGGGCGCAACGCCGGGCCGTGGGGCGCGGTGCTGGGGTCTGCCGGCAGTCTATTCGGCCGGGCGGGCGGGCCGCTGAGTGGCGCTGCCGCGCAGTCGGCGGCAAAGGAAGCGGGCATGGGTGGAGCCGGTTCCGGGGGTTTCCTGGGGAGTGCCGGTTCGGCGCTGGGGGCCTTTGGCGCGGCCGTGGCCGTCAACGAGCTTATCGGCGATATCTTCGGGTTCAAGGGTGGCCCGCTGGGTATCTTCACCTCGGTCTTCAAGAAGACGAAGAAGGCGAGCGCCAGCATCGGCATGAGCGGCGACGAGCTGTCCGTGCTGGGCGTGAAGGGCAATTCGCGCAGCCGGAAGGAAGCCAGTTCGGGCGCGGCAGATTCGGTTCTGGGCGCGATCGAGCAGATCGCCGAGGCGCTGGGGGCCGACGTCGACGCATCGCTGGGAGCCGTGTCCATCGGCGTGCGCAAGAAAAACTGGCGGGTTGACCCGACCGGCAAGGGCCGGACGAAGAAAAGCGGCGGGGCCATCGATTTCGGGCGCGACCAGGAAGAGGCGGTAGCCGCAGCTATCCGCAATCTGATCGAGGATGGCGTGCTTTCGGGCATCAGCCAGGCCAGCCTGAACATCTTGAAAAGCGGCAAGGACCTGCAAAAGTCGATCGAGAAGGCGGCGCTGATCGAGTCGGTGCCGAAGCTGCTGAAGGCCCGGACGGACCCGCTGGGCGCGGCGCTGGACGAGATCGACACCAAGTTTGCCCGCCTGGCGGAAAGCCTGCGCGAAGGCGGGGCCAGCGCCGAACAGATTGCCGATGCCCGCCGCCTGTGGCAGCTGGAACGGGCCGACGCGATCCAGCAGATCGGCGAGGCATCGGCCAGCCTGAAGGAGTTCCTGCTGGGCCTGAACGCCGGCAGCGACAGCCCGCTGTCCCTGCGGCAGCAGCGCGAGGAGGCCGAGCGCGCCTTTGCCCCCTATGCCGCTCAGGTGGCTGCTGCCCAGGCCGCGCGCGACGAAGTGACGCGGCTGACGGGAAGCGGCGCGAGCGCCGAACAGATTGCCGCAGCCGAGCAGGCCGCGCGCCTGGCGGCGGCGGGTATCGACCAGGAAGGGTTCCGGTCCAGCGCATCGCTGTTGCTGGGGGTCAGCCGGTCAATGAATGCCAGCGGCGGGGACTTCTTCAACGACTTCGACCGGATCCGCGCGCTGACGGGCGGCGCGGCCGGGCTGGTGGATGCGGCGACGCCGGCACCGGGCGAGGGGCGCGACCCCTTTGCCCAGATGACGGCCAACAACACGTCGGACCTGGTCAACCTGATGGCGGACCAGAACACCTTGTTGAAGGACATTTCGAGCCGGCTTTCGGCGATGAACGACAACGGCGCCAACCTGTGGTGGGTTGGCCAGCAGCGTAACTGGACGAGCTGATGCCTGCCCTTTCCGCCGATATCATGCGGGCCACGCGCCCGGCGCGCATCGTCACGCGCACAGACAGCGCGATCCAGGCGGCCTTTCCGGGGGCGCGGGATGCTGCCAGCGAGCCGGAGCCGGGCCTGTTCGAAACGGCGGCTGACGCGTCTTCGGCCCTGGCGCTGAAGGCGGCGCTGATCGGGCAGTTCCGGCGGCGCTTTCTGGTGCGGGTGGCGGACGAAGTGTGGATCGATCCGCTTTCGGGCGTGCCGACCGTGCGCCTGAAGGACAGCGAAACGGGCATCGATGCTGATTGCCTGGCCTGCCGTATCGAACTGGACATGGAGCAGGAGACAACCGCCGTGGAGGTGCTGGGCTGATGGCCAATGCAATCATTGTCGAGCCTTTGACCATGGCATCCATCACGGCTGACACGACGGCCGCAGGCTATGCCACGGCGAACCTGGCGAACGACTGGATGGGCCTGCAGTGGCAGTCCGCCGCAGGAGTGTTGACGGCGACGCTGACGATAGACCTGGGGGCTGATACCCGGGTGGATAGCATCGCCCTGTTCGGCCTGATTCCGGCGGTGAACTATCGCCTGTGGTCGATCGATCTGGCGACGGCAGCGCAGGGGGCCTTCACCGGCAGCTTCTGGGCGGGTGCCCAGGTGTTCATGACATGGAACGGAACGGCGGCCAGTCCGCCGGTGCCCATCAGCGGCGGTTACAAGGCGCTGTGGCGCGCGCCGGCAGGGGCTCCGGCATCGGCGCGCTATGTTCGCATCAATGTGGCGAACGTTGCCGGGGCATTCCTGCGGGTATCGCGCATCGTCATCGGGCGGGCCATCGTGCTGGAACGAAACTTCCGCTTTGGCGCGACGTTTGGCGTGCGGCCGCTGGGCACGGTCGACCATTCGGCGCGCGGGGTGCTGTTGCGCAGGCGGGGGGCCAAGCTGCGCGGCGTGGGCATTACCTATCCCCACGTGCGCCGCGACGAAGTGCAGGCCCGGGTGCAGCCGCTGCTGGAGCGGGTAGGCAACGACACGCCGATCCTGCTGGTGACCGATCCCGATGCGGACCTTTACCTGATGGAGCGGATGTTCTTCGGCCACCTGATCGGCGATCTGGGGACCATCTGGGCGCGACCCGGCGGTTTCGAGGCGCAGTTCAACCTGCTGGCGCTGGATTGAGGCCATGCGCGTCCACCTGATCCGCATTGACGCGCAGACGGCGGCAGGAGCCGCCGCGCCGGTTTTCCTGGCGAGCGTGGACCGGGCATCGCTGTGCCATCTGGACGGGCAGCAGTGGGTGCCGGCGATCGCGCGGTTGCCAGTGTTGCGATACGACTTTTTCGGCGGGGATTTTCGCGCCGCCATCGGCACGCCGACCGCCGAATTCGCAGTGGCGGTGGAAGGCATTGCCGGGATGGCCGGGCTGCGATTTTCCCGTGCCCGGGTGCGGATATGGTCCGCCATGCTGGGCAATGCCTGGGGCAGCTTTGTGCTGCGCTTCGATGGCCGGATCGCGGCGGAGCCTGCGGTAGCCGAGGGCATCGCCAGCTTCGCCGCGCAGGTGGACGATGCCTGGCTGGACAAGCCGCTGCTTTCGCTGTTCGCCGGCACCGGTGGCGCGGAAGGGACGCAGGATCTTGAAGGCCAGGTGAAACCGCTGGTGCTGGGCAATGCCCGTTTTGTGCCGGGTGTGCTGGTCGATGCCGTCAACAACGTGTGGCAGGTCTCCGGCCATGGCGAAGTGCAGGCGATCAACAAGGCCTATGACCGCGTCGTGGCGCTGAGCGGGCCGACGGCGGATTTCGCCAGCCATGCCGCACTGGTGGCCGCGTCCATTCCGAATGGGGCCTTCGCCACGTGCCGCGCGCTGGGGCTGGTGCGCACGGGCGCACCGGCAGACGGGTTGGCCAGTTTCGACGTGAGCGGGGACAAGGCGGGGGCTGGCGGCTATGTCCGCCGGCCCGGGGCCATGATCCGGCGCATTGCCGAGCTGGCGGGCGGAACGGTGGACACGGCCAACCTGGCGGCGCTGGACACGGCGCGGCCGTGGAACCTGGCGCTGGTGGTGAACGCGCAGACGACAGCGCGGGAGCAGATCCAGCGCATTGCCGGCAGCGTGTGCGCCGTGGCGGGGGTGACGTGGACGGGCAAGCTGTTTGTCGCGCCGCTGGGCTGGGGAACCGCATCGCTGACGCTGGCGGCAGACGGGACGGCATTGCCGCCGGTGGAATCGGTTGCCGTCCAGCCTGTGGCTGCGCCATTCTGGCGCCTGGCGACTTCGGCGGAAATCACCTGGCAGGTGCACGACAGCGCCAGCGTGGCCAGCCAGTACGTGCTGCGCGGGCGGTGGAACAGTTCGCGGGTCTATCGCCTTGACGACCTGGTGGACCTGGAAGACGGCAGCACCTGGGTCTACATCAATGCCACGCCTTCAGCCGGTAATGCGCCACCGGCCTGGCCGACAACGTCGAATGCATGGTGGAGCGTATCGTCGCCGCCGCTGACGGCCGAGGGGCTGGCCTATGCCGACGGCACGCCGATCGAGGACCTGAAGCCGGCTGCCGCCGGGGCGGACGTGACGTCTGCGAACACGGCGGCAGCCATCGCCGGGCAGGGCGCGCTGGCGACGGCGAATTCGGCATCATGGACCAGCCAGGTCAGCGCGCGGCCCACGGAGCTGACGGACGGCCGGGTGTCAGCCGGTCTGACATCGGGTGGGGTGGTACAGACAGGCAAGGCGGAGACGGGGTCACTGGCGGCGGCGGCGGTTTCCTCTGCCGGCTATACCGACAGTTCGACCACGATCACCTTCGCGGCGGCGACAAAGACGCTGGTGCTGAGCGAGAGCTTTACCAAGGCTGAGAATTCAAGCTTCATCCACGTCCACACGCAAATACCGATGTTCGGCAACGACTCGGTCGACGTCTATGTCTTCATCGAGCTGTGGCAGGGCGGATCGATGGTGGCGCAGCGCCAGTTCCAGAGCGAAATCGACAGTAACGGCAACACCTATCAGGCGTTCCATTGGCAGCACGTGTTTTCTGGGTTCAGCGCCGGGACTTACGAGGTGCGGACATATGTCCAGCGTTACACGGCGAAGACCTGTTCAACGAGCGGGACCTACCACATGCTTCGGCAGGAATTCAAACGATAGGGGCAATCATGCTGGTATCATGGATCATTTACGGCATCGAGAATGGCGCGGCCCGATGGTTTAACGGGACGTCCAGGATCGAGGATGCCTTCCTGCAGAACCCGCCCGATGGCTGGCGGCAGATCATTGTCCCTGCCGGCAACACGCTGGAAAGCATCGTCAGCGAAGATCGGTCCGACATCCTGCGTACGGCGGTGTGGCAAGCGGTCAAGCGTCAGCGCGAGAAGGTGATCAGCGGGCTGGTCGAGACCCCGCTGGGCCGGTTCCAGGCATCGGCGGAAGCCCGTGCGGCAATTTCGCGCAATGCCGCGCTGGCGGCCCGCGATCCGCAGTTCTCTGCCATCTGGACCGATGCCGGTAACGCCGAAGTCTTGCTGGATGCCGAAGGGCTGATCGCGCTGGATGCGGCCATGATCCGGCATGAAGCGGCGGCTCATGAACGATCGCGCGAGATCCGCAGGGACGTGGACGCGGCGGCGGGGGTGGATGACCTGCTTTCGATCGACTTCATGGCGGGCTGGACCTGCGGCAATGGGGGCCGGGCATGAGGGACTTCGGGCGATTGGGGCTGCTTCCCAGGCGGCGGCGTGCCGCGGGGTTCGACGCGGCATCCGTGGCATTGTTCGCCGCCATGACGGTGCAGCCATCCGCTAGCCGGAAGGCGCTGTATGACGCGCTGATCCGGGGGATCAAGGCGGACGGCGTGTGGGGCAAGCTGGACTGGCTGGGCATCGGCACCGTGCACGACTTCCAGGCTGGCCTGCCGAACATCGTCGCCCCTTCGCTGGTGCTGACACCGGTCAACGATCCATCGTTCGTGACGGACCGAGGGTGGACCGGGAACGGGGTCGACAGCTATTTCAACACGAACTGGAATCCGCTGACGGCCGTGGCGCCGAAGTTCACCCAGAACAACGCGCACATGGGCGTGTGGTGCCGGAACGACGTGAGCGCCTTTAACCAGGCTGATATCGGGCACTATGCACGATCGCACATCGCGGCGCGGAGCGGCACCCTGGTGCAGTCTTATCCGAACGCCAATGCGGCTTCAGCGACCCTGCCAGTTGCTACCTCGGTGGGACATTCCGTCTGGGTGAAGCCAAACGCGACAACGGCGGAAATCTACAAGAACGGAGCCTTTCTGGCGGCCCCGGCAGTGACGACAGCAGCGCCGTTCAGCCAGCCCTTCCTCGTATGTGCGGCCAACCAGAACAGCGGGGTCCCAACGGGGTTTTCCACCCGGAACCTGGCGCTGTTTCACTGGGGGGCAGCCCTGACGGCGACCGAGGTGGCGGCCCTGAACAATCGCCTGTCGGCATTTGTGACGGCGGTCGGGGCATGAGGCGGGAGCCCTCGCACGCCGACATCTATGCCCAGCTTGAGGTCGGAAGGAAGCGCTTCGCCACCATGGACGAAAAGCTGGACCAGATCATTGCGGCGCAAGCCAGCCTGGCCGAAGCGCAGGGCGACATGGCGCGCCAGCTGGGCGAGGTCAAGGAAACGGCCGATGCCACGAAGGACGTGGTGGAAGCCTGGGACACGGCCCGCAATGTGGGGCGGTTCATCAAGTGGGTGGCCCCGGTGATGACGGCCATCGTGGTGGCCTGGGGGGCAATCGTCTTCGCCATCAAGCAGAGCGCAGCCGACATCCTGCGCTGAAGGAGCACACATGACGATCGAGGAACTGCAAACCGCCATCGGGGTGGCGGCTGATGGCCTGTGGGGGCCGGCTTCGCGGGCGGGACTGGTGGCGGCGTTCACCAACCTGTCCGCGCCTGCGGCCGGCGATGCCGATATCGCTGCGATTGCCCGCCGTCTGGGTTGCAAGCCGGCCCAGATCCGCGCGGTGGCGAAAGTCGAGAGCAGCGGCAGCGGCTTTGACAAGTTCGGCCGCCCGAAGATGTTGTTCGAGCGGCACCTATTCCACCGGCAGACCGCTGGCCGCCATTCGCCCGCGCCGTTCAGCAACCCGGCCTATGGCGGGTATAACGAGGATAGCTGGGTGAAGCTTACCTATGCCGCGGGCAAGGCCCCGGAGGCGGCCTTTGCCTCGGCATCCTGGGGCCGGTTCCAGGTGCTGGGGCTGCACTGGCGCAAGCTGGGCTTTGCTTCGCCCTTTGAACTGGCGCGGTCCACCGTGAAATCCGAAGCGGCGCATTACGAGTTGCTGGCGCGATACGTGGAGACCTTCGGTCTGTTGAAGGCCCTGCGTGCCCTTTCGGCCGATCCGGCAACATGCGAGGCCTTTGCCGAGGGTTATAACGGCCCCGCCTACAAGCGGTTCATGTATCACCAGAAGCTGGCCCGGGCGATGGCCGGAGGTGCGGCATGACGCCCCGCACGCGCAAGTGGCTGGGCGCGCTGCGCGATCTGGCCATGCTCGTCGCCCTGCTGGGCGGGCCGACACTGCTGGTGCTTTGGGTGCTGGGATGAGCGACCTTGTCGACACCAAGGCCAGCGATCGGCGGCGCAACTGGGGGCTGATCCTGCTGGCGGGGGGAGGCATGGCCATGACGATCTATGCCGCCGCCGCGCTGTGGGTGCTGTACCTGGGCAACGCGCCGCTGGCTTTCGTCTTCTACCTGGGCCTAGCCGCGCTGGGCCTGGTCGGCATCGTGCTGACCGGATTTTCGGCCTTGCTGGTGAAACGCACGTTCCGCGTGGGCCGGGACGGCGTGGAGTATTCCGACACGGGAGATACGACATGATTTCGCAATTGCTGGGCCTGCCGCGCTGGGCGCAGGCGGGGCTGGGGCTGGTGGGGGCGCTGTTGCTGCTGTGGGCAGCCAAGGCGCTCTATGACCGGTCCGTCATACGGGAGCATGAAGCCGAGCTGGCGGAAGAGGTCCGCGAGATCGAGACGGCCGCCGCCAGCGATGCGGCAAAGGCCATCACTGAAACCAAGCAGGAAGTGGAGCGTGAAAATGCCGAAGCGCGCGATGCTGCAAGCCGCAGCGATGACGTTCTTAAGTCTGGCCTTGACAGGCTGCGGCGCTGAGCGCCCGCGCCTGTCGCTGCCGCCGCCGGAGCTGACGATCTGTGCCGATGAGCCCACTGCGCCGGAGATCCCCGCGCGTGACGGGCAAGAGGCAACCCAGCGCCAGCGGGACGCCTTGACGCTGGATTACATCCTGAACTTGCGCAGCGCCTGGGGCGACTGCCGGGCGAAGGTGGACGGCCTGCGCGCCTGGCGCGACGCGGCCGAGTGAATTCTGATCGAGTTTCTGTTCAACCCAAGTGAAAGGCTGATCCCATGCCTATTCTCGACGTTACCTACCACTCCGCCGACGGCATTGACCCGCTGCGCCGCGCCATGGCCGACGTGCCGATCGGCATCCTGCCGGAGCAACTGGGGGACTCGCAGCAGCTGGATTTCACCAGCGGGGTTGTACCGGGTGCCGCCCAGAGCAATGGCGCGCTGGCCCGTTTTGTCACTGATGCCGATTGCCGCGTGGCAGTGGGCGTGGGTGTCGCTGCGACGGTGGCCAACAGCGCCAAGTATCTTGCGGGGGTGGAGTACTATCTGTTCATCCCGGCAGGGGCGCGGCTGAGCGTTCGCGCGGCCTGATAGCTGACCGCTGCGGCGGGGACGGGCGCAGGAACGCCCATCCCGACGGGAGTCGACCCCGTCATGACCTGAACGGCCTTTCAGGCCACCACCGCGCCCCGCGAGGGCGGTGGGCTTATGCAAGGACATGCCCCATGGAGTCGACTCCCCTTTTCGATGATTTCGTGCGCCCGTTGCATCCACCGGCGCCTTACATCGGCGGCAAGCGCAAGCTGGCCCGCCGGATATGCCGGGCCATCGATCGTCTTCCGCACCGGCGATATGGCGAAGTCTTTATGGGAATGGGTGGCGTTTTCTTGCGCCGAACACGGGTTCCGCAGGCCGAGTTCATTAATGACTGGTCAGAAGACGTGGCGACCTTCTTCCGCATCCTGCAGCGTCATTATGTCGCTTTTCTGGACATGCTGCGCTTCCAGCTTTCGACCAGGGCCGGTTTCGAACGCCTGCTGAAGGTGGACCCATCAACCCAGACTGACCTCGAGAGATCGGCTCGCTTCCTTTACCTCCAGCGCCTTGCCTTTGGCGGGAAGGTGGCCGGCCGTAATTTCGGCGTCGATCCGTATGGCTCCAGCGGGTTTGACCTTACAAAGCTTGTGCCCATGTTGGAGGCAATTCACGAGCGACTGGCGCCGGTTACGATCGAGCGCTTGCCCTGGCACCAATTCGTTACCAGATATGACACGCCGGAGACGCTTTTCTATCTCGACCCGCCCTATTTCGGCTGCGAAACGGACTACGGCAGCGACCTTTTCGACAGATCCCAGTTCGATGCTATGGCGGCTCAATTAGCGCGGATCGAGGGGCGTTTTTTGTTGAGCCTCAATGATCATCCGGAAGTTCGCAGAATCTTCGGCAGCTTTGCCATGGTCGAGGTAGATGTTACCTATTCAGTGGGTGGGGGTGATAAGACTCAACACACCCGAGAGGTGGTCATATCGAATGTGCCGCAAGCCGAACTGGCTCGTATTCTCGCTTAGACCCTGATGCGGCGGAGGGTATGCTGTAGCTCGAGTCCCTCCTCCGCTACCACCTTTAACATACCTTGGGATTGACGGCGTTGCCGGGGCTTGCCCTGGGCGAGGTTCAGGATGTCTGGCAGGCGGCCTTCGAGGTCGATGTCTAGGCCGCGGCCTTCGTTTTCGGGCTTGGGGGTGAGTACCACGGCTTCGATCAGGGCGCGGATGGCATTTCGGCCTTCGCGGCTTGCCTGGTCATCGCCCGCGAGGGTTTCGAACAGGTTCTCCACCGCGGCGCGGTAGGCTTCGGCAATGGCTGGGTGCAGGGTGATGACCTGGGCGGCGTTGGCCGATGCGGCGGCGTCCTGTAGGGCGTCACGTTCTGCACGGGCGGTGCGCAGGGCTTCGACGATCTCCGGGATATCGCCCGCGCCCGCGCCAACGGCGGCGACCAGGCGGGCGATGGTGGCGTCCAGCGCTGCGGCCTTGCGTTCGTTGCGGGCTGCTTCTGTCCGGGCCTGGGCATCGAGCCGGGTGCGTTCATCATGGTACGCCTTGACCACGCGGGCGACCCTTTCCGGCGACAGAAGGCCGGCCTTCAATCCCTGAGTGACACGACGTTCCAGAACGGTGCTGTCAATCGTGCGGCCATTGGTGCAGGTGCCGGCCCTTCGGGCGTGGGCACAGCCCCACTTGTCGCTGCCGATCACGACATAGGGACCACCACACTGGCCGCACCGCAGCAGGCCCGAGAGCAGGCGCTTGGGCCGCCGCTGCCGGTTAAAGTCCCAGTTTTCCCGGGCCGCCTTGCGCTGCCGCACGGCTTCCCAGTCATCATCGCTGACGATGCGCAGGTGTTCGACCGGCTGGCGTTGCCACTGATCCGGCGGATTGACGCGTGGCACGCGCTTTCGGCTGTCAGGATCGCGCACCATCGTTGTGCGGTTGTAGACCAGCTGGCCCCGGTAGATTTCGTTGTGCAGGATGCCGTTGCCGCGCACCGCATCGCCATTGATGGCGCTGACCGTCCATTGCCCGCCGGACGGGCTGGGCAGGCCTTCGGCATTGAGACGGCGCGCAATAGCCAGTGGCGATTCCCCGGCCAGGTATTCGGCATAGATGCGACGGACGACGGCGGCCTGTTCGGGGTCAATCTCTCGCAGGCCGCGTATCGGTTCGCCGCGGGCGTCCATGCGGTGGACCTTGCGATAGCCGTAGACAATGTTGCCGGGGGTGTGGCCGGCAGCCACGCGGCCGGACTGGCCGCGCCGTATCTTGTCGGCCAGATCCTTGCGGAACAGGCTGGCCATGGTGCCCTTGAAGCCGATCTGCAGTTCATCCACCGGCCCTTCGGACAGGGTGAATATCCGCGCGCCGTGGAATCGCAGCCGTTTGTGGATGGCGGCAAGATCTTCCTGATCTCGGCTGAGGCGGTCAATCGCTTCGGCCATGACCTGATCGGCCTGGCCGGTGGCAATGTGATCAATCAGGGCATTGAGGCCGGGGCGATCACGGACAGCGCCGCTGATGGCGTAATCGGAAAAGACCTGGGTGACGGTCCACCCTTCGCGCAGGGCCCGTTCGGTGCAGATGCGCACCTGGTCCTCTATCGAGCTATCCTTCTGCAGCTGGGTGCTGAAGCGGGCGTAGATGGCGGTGCGCATGTTGGTTCCGGCGTGGTGCGAGTGGCTCTGTGACCCGCTGTGGGAGGGCTGCCTGCGAATCGGCATGATGCCGCCGGGCCAGCGCGCGCGCAATGGCCAGGGCAATCGTGTCAAATTCTGGGGCTGCCGAGGGTGTCACTGGGGAGCGGCCTCCGGGGTGAACTTGTCCACCTGGTTGCCCCAGCTGGTCCAGCCGGGGTGGGTGGTGCGGGCGAAGAGTTCGATGCGGGGGACGTCGCCGAACAGCGACTCGATGTCGGCCGCGATGCGATCGGGCTTGCGGCTGTGTTCGCGGATGGGTTCCACCACCAGCTGGCGGACGGCGGCGCTTTGCCGGGGCAGGTTGCCCATCATGCCCAGCAGGCAGATTTCCGGGTTGGCGCGCGTGTAATAGCCGGTGCCCATGTGCCAGGCCGCGCCGGTGCTGGATCGCTTGGCCCAGGTAAAGGCGACGGTGACAAAGCGGAAGCCCCACCGGCGCAGGACGTCAAAGCCCCGGTCCAGCAGCGGATCGACGCACCAGAGGAACAGCGCGCAGTCCCGCGCGGCAAGATCGCCCACCGGCAGGGCGGCGATCTGTTCCCAGCCCATGGTGGGGTAATGCTGGTTCGGGTTCCGGCCCTCGCCCTTTTCCGAATAGTTCTCAAACGCCCACGGCGGGTCCGCGTGGATGATGTTGAAGCCGAACAGGGGGAGGTGAGCGAAGGGGCTCATGCGGGTTGTTCCCTGCTGTCGATCCATTCGCCGTCGCGTTTGATGCAAAAGGCGGTGGCCGTGGGTAGCATGGCGCGGTGGCGCAGGAACCATTCGTTCAAGACAGTCTGCAAATCGTCGACCGCAATCACCTCTTCGCCATTCTTGCCCACGAAGCTATCAAATCCATCTTCCCACCAAAGTTCATCATGGTCTTCGATCCATGCATCCATGACGCTATCGGCATCGGGCGCGCGCCAGCCATAAGGCGCAGCCTGGCAGATGTAGAACGGTTCGCCCGCCTGATGATCGCGCCCGGCAGCAATGGCTTCGTCGCGCGTGGCCAGGGGGCCGGCGATGTTCATAAATTCATCTGACGTGCCGGCATACCAGGCCAGCGGGTTTTCGATGGTGGCGGGCTTGACCTTGGGGATTTTCCTCATGTCTGGGTCTCCTGTTCCTCTGGCCATGTGATGCCGGCCCAGCGCAGGGCGTCGCCCAGGGTGTGCCAGCTGAGAAGTTCGGCATCGGTGGGGATGCGGCCCGTGGCTTCTTCCAGCCAGAAGGGCAGGCTGCAGATGCGGTCCACCTGGTCCAGCGCCGCGTCCAGCGGCGTGTCGGGGCCGAGCGGCAGGCCGGGGCGCGCGGCTTCGCGGATGCGGGTGGGGAGGGTCATGAGTTGCTACCCTTGCGGCGCAGTGCGGCCACGATCGTAGTTGTGCCGGCGATGACAAGGGCGTTTGTCTTGTCGAAATCATCCAGCTTTGTGTCGATCGCCCAGGCAGCAGCATAGGTGCCAGCAACGGCGCAGCAGAATGACGCAATAAATATCATGCAGTCGGCCAGGCGCATTATTCTTTCCTACTTGAAGTCTGCCGGGGTGTTACCCACCCGCCCCGGCTCGGGCCGAATACCGCCGCGCGACCCATTGCCGCGCGTTCTGCGGATGGGGTCATAACGGGATTTCATCATCGAGATCGGCGGGGCCGGGGCCGGGGTCGGCGTGGCCGGCGGGGGTGCCGTCGCGGCGCTGGGTGTCCAGCATGACGAGCGTGGCGCGGGGGCCGGACAGGACGACTTCGGTGGTGTAGCGATCCGCGCCGGACTGGTCCTGCCACTTGCGGGTGCGCAAGCTACCTTCGATGTAGACCTTGCTGCCCTTGCGCAGCCAGCGTTCCGCCACGCCGACGAGGCCGCCGCCTTCGCTGCCCGACTGGATGGACACGCTGTGCCATTCGGTGCGCTCCTTGCGTTCGCCGGTGGCGCGGTCCTTCCAGCTTTCGCTGGTGGCGATGCGCAGGCTGGCCACCTTGCCGCCGTTCGGGAAGGAGCGGACTTCGGGGTCTGCGCCGAGGTGGCCGACGATGATGACCTTGTTGACGGATGACATAAGGGTTCCTTTATGTGGTGGTCAGGCCGAAGCGCTGGCCGGGGTTTCGGGAAGCAGGGCGCCCCATTGGCTGGCCATGGCCCGGGCGAGGCCGGGGAAGGTTTCGCTGCGCTTCTTCGCGCGATCGACGCCGGAGCGTTCGCATGCGATCAGGACGCGGCCCATCAGGCGACCCACCGGGCGAGGGTGATTTCCAGCGTCCAGCGGCCCCAGGTGATGCAGAGGGAGCGACCTTCGAATTCGGGGCCGGTGCCGCGTGCATCGTCGGCCGCGCTGGTGGTGGTGTGGAAAATGGCAAAGCGCGGGATCATTGCAGCACCTCTTCGATGGTGGTGGCCTTGACGATGGCGAAGCGGGCCTTGCTGCGGGTTTCGAGGCGGGCCTTTTCCGCGCGGGCGCGGGCCAGATCGTCGAAGATCAGCACGTTGCAGCCGCGCGCGGTGCGCAGGATATAGGCCGTGCCGGCAATGGTGCCGTGCGGTTGGGGGTTGGGCGTCATGGCACAAGTTCCCGGTTGGAAAGGGTGAGGTAGACGGTGGGCTGGCCCTTGCGTTCAATCTGGAAAGTAGCCGTGGTGCGCCATTCGGAATGTTCGTCGATCCCGGCAAAGCGCATGTTCGTGCGGAAGCGATCGATCTTGGCCAGCAGGCCGTCGACCAGTTCCAGCTTCCACGGCGGCGGCAAGGGCCGTTCGGGCTTCACGTCCTGGGTGCGCAGCCACCAGCGCCAGGCAAAGCCCGCCAGAAACATGAGGCCGCTGGTTTCCATCATTGCGCCCAGCCCATGAAGCGGACGAAGCCGTGCAGGCCGAAGCCGATGGCGGCCAGCAGGATGGCGGCGATCAGGCAGGCCATGGAGGCGATGCCGATCGCTTCGGCGCGGTCCAGCCGGTCTTGCAGGGCGGGGTCGATTTCCCGTTCTTCCGGCCAGCCGTGGCGCGGGCAATCGGGGTTCGGATAGGCGTGGCAGGTGCAGTTCATGCTGCGGGTCCTTCCGGGGTGGCGGCGGCGAGGGCATCCTTTGCGCGGGCGATCCATCCGCCGGGATCGCTGGGGACGTTCCACGGGCCGCCGGGCTTGCCGTATTGGGCCACGGCTTCCTGCAGGGCTTCCAGCAGGAGCGGGGCGGCGGCGACAAGGTTGCTGGTGGCAATGTCGCGTTCGTTGTCTGCGCCATCGCTGTGAGCCATGAAGCAGACGCGATTGTCCGTGCCTTCGCACCAGACAATGCGATTGTGCGGCGGACCGTCAGCGCGCCACGGCCCCGGAGTGTGCCGCGCGGTCATGCCAGCACCATGCAGATCGCCATGGCCGCGCCCAGCAGGGGCAGGAAGGCGGCCATCAGGGGGCTGGTGTTGAGCGGGTTGGCCGCGTGGTGGGCGGCGATGTCAGCCTGCATCTGGGCCAGGGCTGCGGATTCCAGATCGAAGATGCGTTGCAGTTCGGGGCCGGTCATGGGCGGTTCTCCAGCGTGGGAAGCGTGACGAGATGCAGCGGGGCGCCATCGGGCGCGCGCGGAATGGAGACGGGGTGCAGGACTTCGATGGCGCGCTGGCGTTGCGGCAGGCGGTGAATGAGGCCCCGGCGTTCAAGCCCGGAAAGCAGGCCGTAGACGTTGGATTTCGAGCGATAGCCAACGGCCTGCGCGCATTCGATCAAGGTAGGGCCGACGCCGGAATGTGCTTCGAGGTAGCCGGTGATGAAGCGCAGCAGCTGCATCTGGCGGTGCGTGGGCGGAAATGGGCCTGTCATGCCGGCACCTTCGGCAGGTAGGGGGCCGTGACGCCGACATGGTCTGCCAGAGCGACAAGCATGGCGGCGGTGTGGCGCAGGTTTTCAAGGGTGGCCGGGGGCTGGGCGGAAGCCATGGCATGGCCCAGCACGTTCAGCGCGTGGTTGCGTTCGCGTTCGACCAGATCGCGCCGGGCGGACAGGGGGGCGATATCATCCGCGACGCGGCGGCGAGTGTCGCGCTGGCGGCGTTCGCGCGCGGCGGCATCCATGTTGCGTTCATAAATGACGGTTTCCGCCAGCAGATCGGCAAATTCGTGAAGGTCCGCGCCGACATCGATGGCGATGGCCAGCCAGGGCCGCAGAACCTGTTCCGCCTGTTCGGGCGTCTGTTCCCCGGCTTCCACAGCGCGCAGGCGCCGGGTGCGGCGGGCGCGGAACATGGATGCAGCGAAGTTGGCAAGGGTATCGGACATATGGCCTCCGTTTGCGAGGCCATATTTGCGCAATGCGCAATTTCAAGTCAATCTATAATTTGCGTGTTGCGCAATGCGATGGTGGCGGCGCTACTCTGGGCGTATCGAAGCGACCACAATTGCTATGATCCGGATCTCTTCGATGTCGTCACCCGGCTGGTCGCAGCGGAACGGTGACTGAAACGCGGGATTTGATGAGCGGGGGACCAGCCATTCTATCCCTTCGGCATCTCGGAAGTACTCTTTAACGGTGGTTTCTGTGCCATCGTGCCAACGTTGCCGCTGAACAATGACGCGCTTCCCGTTGGGGATCGGTTCCAGTCCGTCATAGGCGACGCAATCCAGAATGGTGCCTGACGGATAAACTTCATTCATGCTCTCGCCGACCACACGCAGGCCGAAGCGGCGCTGCAGTGGGGCGGAGATGTCTGCCCGGCCTGTGTATCTCTCCCATTCGTCCTCAGGCACCTGCCAGGCTTCGATGAAATGCCCGGCCTGGACAGCCCCCTGGACGTAAAGAGTGGGGCCCGGCTGCAGGAAATCTTCGTCGCTGTCATCGAATATGTCGCCTACGCGGCAGTGATACGCGCGCGCAAGATCGGGCAGCTTTACGCTGGGAATGTTGTTCGATCCGCTTTCCCACCGGGAGATCTGGCTGACAGAGACACCCAGTTTCCCGGCCATCTCCTCTTGGGAGAGGGCCAGCTTTTCGCGGAATTCCTTGAGGCGTATGCGCATGACGCTAGCGTCGCATGCTGACCGATGCGCAACCATAGCGTGATGCGCAAAGTTTGCCTTGACTGCGAATTGCGCATTACGCAATATGGCGGTCATGACCCTCTCCGAGTATCTGCAGATTGACGGCAATAGTGCTTCGCGCCTCGGGCAGGCATGCGGCGTTGCCGTTTCGACAATTACGCGTGCGGCGCGTGGCGAGATCATGCCATCGCGGCGGCTGCTGGAGGCGATCTTCCACCACACGGGTGGACAGGTAACGCCCAACGATTTCTTCGAGTTTGTTGCGCGCACTGAGAGCATTGGTTGTCATGGTGCCGCTTCTACGCCGGAAGGGGCGCAGGATCATGTCGGCTGATCGCAGCATCATGCAGGAGCGGCAGCGGGACGCGTTCCGGATCGGGATGCATGGAACCGGCCTGACGATGAAGCAGGTGGCGCACCGGATGGGCCGCAAGGAGCGGACGGTGCGGACCTGGGCCGAGGGCAGCGCGGAAATGCCGCTGGATGCCCTGGGGGCCTTTGCCCGGACATTTCCGGCCGATGCCACGGCCCTGTTGCTGGACGACGGGCTGGTCGTGGTGTGCCTGCCTGAGGGCATGGATCACGATGATTTTGCCGCCCGGTGCCTGGACTTTGTGGGTCAGCTTGCGGGTTCGCGGCACCCCGAGAGCGAATCCGGGCCGGACATCGGGCCGGGCGAGGCGCGGGTTCTGAACATGAAGCGGGCGGAGTTCGGGGTATGAAACTGGACAGGCGTGAGACTGTGTTCATTGACCTGGGCAGCGATGCCGGGGCCTGGGAAGCGGCGCTGCGCGCGCCGGGCTGGCAGATGCGGCCCGATGGCGCGGTGGAGCGGATCGGCGCGGTGGTGGCCGATGTGCCGGCGATCGAGCGGGTGCCGGGGCAGCGGGGCCCGGCCTATATCACGCGGCGGCCCGGCCTGGTGGTGCGCTGATGCTGCGCGCGGCGGAAGACATCCTGCGCTTTGCCGAGACGGCGAGGCCGGGCGATGCCGCCGCTTATGGCCGGGGCAGCAATCCGCCGCGCGAGCTGGTGCAGGCCATGCGCCAGCTGGTGGATGCAGGCGCGCTGATGCCGGTGGCCAAGCGCCAGGGCCGCGACTTCCTGTTTATGGTGGTGCGGGGTGACGGGCCGGTGCGGCCGCCGAGGCCCGCGCGCGGCGCGGTGCGCCCAGGATTTCTGCGTCGGCCGGCGAAGACGGGCCTTTCCGCCGTGATGGCGGTGCTGGCCGATGCGGCGCGGCGCGGGCAGCCGTGCCCGACCAACGAGGAGCTGGCGGCGCTGTGCGGCCTTTCGGGCCGGGCGGCCGCATCTTACCGGGTGCGTTTGCTGGCCCGGCAGCAGCGGATTGCCGTGGAGGACCGGGGGCCGATGGCGCGCCGGGTGGTGACCATCCTGAAAGGCCGGTGGGCCGGGTGTGCCACGGCGGAGGCGGCGCTGTGAGTTGGCGGCCGCAGGACAGGAAGCGGCGCATGGAGCCGCTGGAAGAGGCCGCTGCGCGGGCCTTTGCCGCAGAGCTGGGCGACTGGCTGGAGCGGACGGGCACGCGCATGGTGGACTTTTGCGCCGCAGCCTATGTGCCGCGCTGGGCCATGGAAGACCTGCTGGCGGGCGGCACCTGCGCGATCTGGCAGCGGGACGTGGCGCGTGCCGCAATCCGCCGCGCGCCGCACGGCTTCATCGGCCGGAAGCCGAAGCCCGACCCGTGCACGGGTGCGAGCGTGCCCTTGCCTTCCGAAGTTCTGGCGGCGCGGGTTGCCGCAGATCAGGCGCGGCTGCGCGCGCGCCGGATGCAATGGCTGGATCTGGAACAGCGCAAGTACGGCCTGCCCCGGCGGGGGCGGCTGCCAGAGGAAATGCCGGCCTGAGCGCCGGGCAAGGAGGACCACATGGCTTTCGAAGAGATCGAATGCGTTGGCGCGTCTGCGCCCAAGGGCGGCAAGGTGCCGGCGGACGGAGTGCGGGTGACGGCGCGTTACCTGGGTTCGCGCGGTGGTGAGGGGCGGACGCACTATATCCGGGTGCAGATCGGGGCCGGGTTGGCCAAGGGCATTGCCCTGGCGCGCGAGGAGCATGGCCTGAGGGTGCTGTTTGGCACGGACGAGGATGCCGGCAAGATCCGCGTTTCGGTGGACAACGAGGCCGGCAAGTTCCGGGCCAAGCGCGACAAGGCCGGGAATTTCAGTTTCACGATCAACGCGGCGACGGCGGACGGGCTGTTTTCCCTGACCTTTCCGGAATTCAGCGAGGCGCGGATCGAGGCGATCCGCCCGGCCAACGGGCAGCCGCCGCACTTCGTGTTCCGCGCGCATCCCGCCATGCTGGCCGTGGAAGACTGAGCCGGTGACCGCGCCTGTGCCGGCCCCCTTGCCCGACCGCCTGCCGCCGAAGGTGCGGGCCTTGCTTGCCCAGGCAGTGGCGGCGGAGCGCGCCGACATGCTGGCCTATTTGGCGCGGCGCGCGGGCAATGCCCGGCGGATTGCCGAGGCGGACAGCACTTATTGCGAGTGGGCGCGCGACCGGGCGTGCCAGCTGGAAATCATCGCCGGCGATGTTCGGGCCGGGCTGCACGAAGGGCTGGCCGAGATGATGGGCCGATTGGAGAATGACCGTGGCAAAGAAGACTGAGACATCGGCCGATCCGCGCGCGATGCGCACCCGCGTGCGGGCCGGGCGCCTGGCCGCCGCGATGAAGGACGTGGCCGGGGTGGTGCAGGCCAGCAACACCATTCCGGTGCTGGCCAACGTTTTTCTGGAAGCGGCGGATGGCCAGATCGTGCTGACTACCTGCGACCTGGACCATTGGGCCGTGCGCCGCCTGGCCAGCGACGATTCCGGCCAGCCGGACAGCCGGGAGTGGCAGGCAGGCACCGCGCCGTTTGGTGTGACGGTGCCGGCCAAGCTGCTGGCGGCTGCCGTGGCGCGGTTCGATGGCGATGCCATGGCGGTGCTGGAAGTGGACGGCGCTGTGCTGAACGTGAAGGCGGGGCGCACCAGGTTCCGCCTGCCGACCCTGCCGGTTACCGATTTCCCGCTGCCGCCGGTGCGCGATTGCCCGGCATCGATGGAGATCCCGGCCACCCGCCTGGACGACATGCTGAATGCCGTGCGTCATGCCGTTTCGACCGAAGAGACGCGGTATTACCTGAACGGGGTTTACCTGCACGCCGATGGCATGGACCTGAAGGCGGCGGCGACGGATGGTCACCGGCTGGCCGTGCTGTGCATCGATCTGCCCGAGGGCGGGGCGAGCTGGCCGGCGGGGATTGTTGCCCGGCGCACGGTGGACCTGTTGCGTCCCCTGCTGGCCCATGCGGTGAAGGCGGCGGACAAGGCCGATGCCGCGCCGCCGGTGGTGACCGTGGCCATGGATGGCCCGGCGGCGGTGCGCTGGACCATTGGCGATGGCGACGTGAAGCTGCTGGGCAAGCTGATTGACGGGACCTTTCCCGACTATACCCGCGTGATCCCGGCCCAGTGCCCGAACGTGGCGACCTTTGACCGCGAGGCCATGGCCGAGGCGATCGGGCGCGTGACGGTGATGGCCAGCGACAAGACCCGGTGCGTCAAGTGCGCCTTTGCCGACGGGCTGGCGACGCTGACGGTGACCAGCGCCGATAACGGCACGGCCAGCGAAGACGTGCCTTGTAGCCTGACCGGGGAGCCGGTGACCATCGGCTTTAACGGCAATTACTGGCGCGAGGCCCTGGCCGCCCTGGCGAGCGAGAGCGTGACAATGGCGATGCGGACGGCCGGCGACCCGGCCTTGCTGAGCAGCGCGGACGGCGAAGGCGGCCTGTTGCAGGTGCTGATGCCGATGCGGGTGGCGTGATGCCTGAGGATGCCAAAGAGGCCATGCTGGCCATTCTGCAGATTGTCGACGCCTGGGGCGTTGAGCGCGAGCGCCAGGGACAGCCCTATGCGCAGTTCGCCGTCGATGTGACAGCTGTTCTGGGTGAGGTCCTGTCATGCGGTTTCGGTGCCATCGATGACGCCGCATTGCGTGGCGCGCTGGTCGGCATGTTCTGCCAACGGCTGCCCGGTGCAGTGGAAACTGCGCATCGGCGGGGGGTGGCGGCAGCGGGCCTTACCGGGGGCCTGCAGTGATGGGGGTTTACCAGGAGATCGGGCCGCAGCGGCCTTCGCGGTTGCAGGTGCACGTGGTGGCGGCGGAAGTGCACGCCCTGGCGCGGATCGCGCTGGAGCTGACCGTGGCCGGGCCGGGGTGCGACGTGGAGCGGGCCTTGCGGCAGATCGACAAGATCCGCGCGGTGGTGGGGGTGCCGGCGGGTTGCGGGGGTGGGGGTGAGGACCCCTCCACCACCGGCTTTGCCGGCGGTCCCCCTCCCCGTGCCGGGGAGGTTTGAGCGGTGGCGCTGGACGCGGGGTTTCTGGACCGGGTGCGGGATGCGACGGTGCTGTCCAGCCTGATCGGGCGGACGGTGAAGGTGACGAAAGCGGGGCGCGAGTTCAAGGCGTGCTGCCCGTTCCATGGCGAGAAGACGCCCAGCTTTACCATCAATGATGACAAGCAGTTCGCCCATTGCTTTGGCTGTGGCTGGCACGGGGACGCGTTCCGCTGGCTGATGCAGCATGACGGGCTGACATTCATCGAAGCCGTGCGGCAGCTGGCCGAGGCGGCGGGGATCGAGATGCCGGCCCCTTCGCCGCGTGCGGCCGAGGCGGCGAAGGCGGCGGCGACGGTGCGCGACGTGCTGGACCGGGCCCAGGCGATCTATGCCGGGCAGCTGGAACAGGCCGGCGCGGTGATGGAATATCTGGCCGGGCGCGGCATCGGGCCGGATGCGGTGCGCGCCTTTGGCCTGGGCTATGCCCGCGGCATGGCCGGCAGCCTGAAGGGGCAGGGGATCAGCGAGGGGCTGGGGCGGCAGGCGGGCCTGCTGGTCGACCGGCAGGACATTGGCGCCGGGCCGGGTGAGCCCATGGGCGTAAAGGAACTGTTCTGGGACCGGATCACCGTTCCGATCCATGACAGCCGGGGGCGGTTGGCGGGCTTTGGCGCGCGGGTGTGGCCGCAGCGGCGCAACCAGCAGCCCAAGTTCGTCAATTCACCGGACGGGCCGCTGTTCGACAAGGGGCGGCTGCTGTTCAACCTGCACCGCGCCGCACCGCTGGCCCGGCCGCAGGCCGAGGGCCGCCTGCTGGTGGTGGAAGGGTACTTTGACGTCATTGCCCTGGCCGGGGCGGGCGTGGGGGCCGTGGTGGCGCCGATGGGCACGGCCATGACGGCCCACCAGCTGGAACGTTGCTGGCGGGTGCATCACCGGCCCGTGCTGTTGTTCGATGGCGACGAGGCCGGGCGGCGGGCCGCGGTGCGCGCGGTTACCACGGCCCTGCCGATGCTGGGGCCGGGGCATGGCCTGGGGGTGGCCTTTCTGCCCGCCGGGCAGGACCCGGACGACCTGGTGCGCGCGCTGGGTCCGGATGCGGCGGCGCGCGCGATCGATGCCATGGTCTGCGAGGCACGCGGCGGTCATGACGTGCTGTTTGACGCGGTGGTGGCCGGGGTTCTGGGGGATGAGGCGCAGCACGCCGCCGCGCGCGCGCCTGAGAGGGTGGCCGGGATCTGGGACGAACTGTCTGGACTGGTGGCGCAGATTGGCCATGACGAGACGCGGGTGCAGGTGCTGGCGGCGTGGCGGGCGCGGTTTGACCGCGAGGTTTCCGCCGTGCCGGCCGTGGCCGGGGACCATGCCCTGCACGCCGTGCGCCAGGCCGAGGAAGGCGAATATGCCTTTCCCGAAAGCGAGAGCGACAGTGCCGCCCGGCTGATCGCCATCGTGCGGGCCGTGGTGAAGAAACGGGCCGAGCGCAAGGCCATTACCGAGGAAATCGCCGACGTGATGAAAATGGCCGAGGCCCTGGGATTTGTGAAGAAGGAAATCAGCGCCGTGGTGCGCGACATTGAAAGCGACCTGGCCCACGGGCCTGCCGTGCGCGAGGAGGCCGAGATGGCCCGCGTGCTGTATCGGCGCACCCTGGGCATCCGGGGGCCGATGACCGAGGCCATGCTGCCGCAGGTGGTGGAAGGCCGGGCGCGCGCGCCCAGCGCCCAGCTGCGCCGCCGCGCCGCGACCCATGCCCTGATCGATGCCCGGGGGCTGGACGTATGAAGCGCCTTTCCGCCCTGGAGCGGGCGCGCCTGCCGATGAACGACCTGGGCTTTGCCCGGCGGGTCTATGAGGCGGCGCGCGATGCCGCCGGGGCCGCGCAGCTGCTGTGGCTGGCCGACGGGGCCGGCGGCAAGGGGTGCTGGGTGGCCTTTGACGGAATCCGCTGGTCAACCGACCAGGGGCCGATGCGGGCGCTGGCCTATGCCCAGAAGGCGGCCATGGCGATCAGCGAGGAATCGGCCGCGCTGCGCGATGCGGAGCCTGAGGACCTGGCCGCCGTGTTCGGCCCGAAATATACCCGCGAGATGGCCGACGAGCGCGTGGGCCAGCTGTTCGGTTACGGCATCAAGTGCGGCGACCATGCCAAGTGCACCGCCGGCCTGAACCAGTACAAGGGCCTGCGCGACATGGAGGCCGGCGACGATCTGGACGCGCCCTTCGTGACGCAGGCATGGATCCGCGATTTCGATACGGAAGTGCACGCCTATCATGCCGCCAACGGCGTGATCCGCATGGTGCGGGGGCCGGATGGCTGGACCCATACCTTCACGCCCGGCCACCGGGCGGCGGACCGCTTCATGCAGGTGGCCAATGTGGCCTATCATGCCGGAGCGGTGGCGCGGGAATGGATCGCGCGCATGGAGACCATGCACCATGACCCGGTGCAGCGCGAGGCGATCAGGCGGATATACGGCATGGGCCTGACCCAGCTGATTTCCGATCAGGCGTTCTATATCTTCCAGGGCAAGGGGCAGGACGGCAAGAGCGCGACCAATGACGTGATCTGCCAGCTGCATGGCGCCTATGCCCGCAAGGCCGACCCCAAGACCTTCCTGGAAGGCCCGGCGCAGGCCAGTGCTGCCCACCAGAGCGATATCGTGCGCCTGGCCGGCGACGTCCGCCTGGTGGTGTGCGACGAGCCCAAGAAGGGCGCGACGTGGGACGGGCAGCGGATCAAGCAGGCGACGGGCAGCGAGATGATTGCGCGCGGGGCCCATGCCACGACCGAACTTTCCTTTACCCCGCACTGGCAGCTGATCTTCGAGTGCAACGGGCTGCCCAAGCCGCCCAGCGACGACCGGGGCTTTCGCCGCCGATTCAAGCTGTATCCGTGGGTGGTGCAGTTCGGCATTACGCCGGGGGTGGCGGACGAGCCGGTGCACCTGGTGAAGCAGCGCCTGCTGGACGAGGGGCCGGGCATCCTGAACTGGATGATCGAGGGCTGCATCGCCTGGCTGAACGAGGGCACCGTGCCGGAGCCGGAGCTGGCGCAGCGGGCCAGTGCCAGCTTCTGGCAGGTGACGAGCGCGCTGGGCGAGTTCATAGAGACCTGTTGCGACCTGAGCGACCCCGAGGCGCGGGAAGAGGCGACGCCGCTGTACCAGGCGTTCCGCCAGTTCTGCCTGGATCGCGGGGACAAGGAAGACCGGATCATCAGCCAGACCACCTTCGGCAAGGAGCTGAACAACGCCCAGGTCTATGCCGTGGCCAACCACAAGACCGGCAAGAAGGAGCGCGTCGGCATACGCCTGAAGAGCCGCCCGGGCGCGGCGTCGGAAGTGGGCGGCTTCATCCCGCCACCGGCGCCGTTCGACGATCTGGACGACCCGTGGCTGGGGCAGGGGCCGGGCCTGTGACGCGCGCCGGGGCATGGATTGAACTGTCTGGCGGACTGTCAGGGCAACTGTCTGGCGGACTGTTCGGCAGGGGTGCGGCGGGGTGTGCCGGCAGGGCCGCAAGGGGGCGCGGCGGGGCGTTCTGACAGTGGCGCGGGACAGTTGCCAGACAGTCCGCCTGACAGTTGAAAGCCTTGAAAAACCGGGCTTCCGGACAGTGCGGACAGTTTTGCGCCCGATTGGTTTCAGCCGTGTGCGCAGGCGCGCGAGAAATATGAATATCTGTGTTTAACTGTCAGGTATCTGGAAAGGGGAAGGCGATGGCCAATGGTGGAACGTGGTGGACCTTCGAGGCGGTGCGCGACGCCCTGGTCGATGCGGCGGCTTTGTGGGCGCGGTCACCAGGTGGCGGGCGCTGGCCCTTCGCATCGGACGGGCCATGGCATCTGATGACGCGGGAGCGCTCGGCAGGCGACTATGACGCCAGGGGCGGGGATGGGGTGTCAAGCGACGTGCCGCTCAAGCCGCTGCCGCTGTCGTGCGAGGAAGTGGCGAGGCGCGATGCGGTCAGTGAGTGGTTGCGCGCGATCGAGAAGCCTGAGGACCGCAGGCTGGTCATCATGGCCTGTGACTATCTGGCGAGGGGCTATTCGCGGGTGCCTTGGGGCAAGATCAAGCGCCGGATGGGCGTCGCGTTTGGAAAAGATGGCCTGCGGCGGCGGCATGATCGCGCAATTTCTGAGGTTTCGAAGGCTCTGAACGCCGGAGTTCTGCGGGTCGACTGGTGTCAAGGTGTAGAATGTTGATCGCCGGGAATATTGTTTGTCCACTAATGGCCGCAATT